CACGTGCATTGATATCCTCTATGGTTTCTGGTTCTAAGCCTGACTGTGCGTTCAAATAACGAGAACGCATAGTGGCTAGAACTATCCCAATAGCTCCAAGTCCAATAATGGCATAACGAAATTGCCATTTCTGAGTATAAGTAATAACTACATCTTTTAACTCCAAAATACGATTACGTACCATACATCTATAAGTTTGGATTGTAGCACATGTATAAAAATACATACTAAAACATGTTACTACTAACCAAATTAAACTAAATCTTGGAACACCATACATCAAAACAAACATCATAAAAATGAAAAATGAATTTCCTGTAATTAATGATTGTTTTAATTCATTGCGCCAAAATATTAGTCCAAATTTTAAAACATATGGGTGACAAATATATGATTCAGGCATAAAATCAACTCGTTCCCACCAAAGACATATTGCATTGGCGGCCAAAACGGATGATGTTAATGCACGTTCATAATAAGCTTGAATTCGTTCAGCACGTGAATGAAAGAAAGTTTTTGTTTTCCCAGAATAATAAGAAAACTCACCGAAGTGAGGTTCAAGTACTGGTGACACAGATTCTTCCTTCTTATCACATGACACGTATTTAATTGTTTTATCACAATTACAATAAAGCATATTACATTTATCACATTTAACGGGTTTCTTATCTTGTCGTGCAATTAATTGTCCTTCAGCAGAGAAATGTTTCTTTGACTCTATTTGTAACCATCGCAAATATTCAAAAACAGAAACATTTTCCAATGTTTTACCTTCAAATTTAACGGGTTTCATATTAGCCATATTAATAAAACGTTTATTCTGGACAACATATGTACGAACAGTAAGATTCCAAACGTCGGGACAGGAAGTTACACCAAAATGATCTTCTATCTTTTGTTTATCAAGAATCCCATCACTACAAAATTGTGGTTTGGGAATAACTTTAACATGATATAATCGACGCAATAAAGATTCCGGTTCATTGGAATACTTTTGTGCGTTCAAATGTTCAACATTAGAAGAAACAATACAAAAGTAGGGATTTAAAGAAACTTTCCCTTTGAGGAATACATCAGCCATTGGTGCCAAGTATTTAATATTATTAATCACTTGAATCAACCTATAAGCTGGTGAAAAATCCAAAAATTCTTCTTTTGTATTTGCAAAATCATCAAAA